CCCCAGTAGTCCTGAAGAAGCTTTTCTAGTAACTGGTAACTCTGTTTTTGATCAAGAAAAAGTCAACAGTATAGTAGTAACTGCTCCAGATTACATCAGACACTTTGATGAAAAGAGTAATTACTTCGAAGATGCTAGAGAAGGCCACCTAGAAATGTGGATTCCTCCTAGTTTTGACGATAAGTTTATAATTGGTGCTGATGTAGCACTAGGTGTAGGGCAAGATTACAGTACAGCGGTGGTATTAAATGCAGAGAGAGAAGTATGTGCGCTTTTTAGAGATAATTTCACGGATCCAAGTAATTTTGGTGACATTCTTTTTTATCTTGGCAGGTATTTTAACAATGCTCTATTAGCAGTAGAAAGTAACTCCCTGGGGATTGCTACTCTTAATAGATTAAAGCAAATGAATTATGTAAACTTATATTATCAAACTAAAGCGGCTAGTCTACTAGACGAAGAAGGTGGTAAACCAGGATTTAGAACTACAGTTGCTACTAAACCTATGATTATAGGAAACCTTAAGCGAGCAATTGAAGAAGAAGATATACAAATAAGTAGTGACGTAATAGTAGGTGAGTTAAGGACTTATGTAGCGGCAGATAACGGCTCTACCAATGCTCTCTCAGGGAACTTTGATGACTCCGTTATGGCTCTGGCTATAGCATTCGAAGCCTACAGAACACATCAACACAAACTTACAAGTGATACAGTGTCTTGGAGGGATCGGACAGGGTATGTTGAACAGGAGAATACAAAATGGCTATAAGAGGTGATGAAAATCATCCAGGACTAAAGAATCTAGTCTCTATCAAAGACAGCGAGATGGCTGATGAGTGGAGAAAGAGAGGTCTGGAAGTGCGCCGTAAGAATAAAGAAAAACGAGAGCTTGCTAAGCAGACTATTGTCGCTATGAAAGAACTCGGAGATGAAGCACCAGACGCTATGGCGGCACTAAACTTTGTTTTAGTACAAGCCATGGAAGAGAATGATACAGATCAAATTATAAAGGTAGCTAGTATACTCGCTGAGTATCAGGCACCAAAGTTAAGCAGACAGGATGTAACTCAAACAACCCTTGATGCTTCAGACTTATCAGATGAAGAGTTACAGTTAGAGCTAGATAAGCTCACTCTTCAGTAAAGGATACTACCGTTGTCCTCACTTAGTCTGGGCCGCTAAGGGTAGGAAAGGCCCACTTATGAAAAGAAAATTTGATTTCAGTAGAATAAAAAAGAAAAATAGATATGGAAAGGACAAATATAAAAGTCCAGTAGTGGAGGGATACAATGTCAGTAGAAACTTTCCTCAAGTGGAAGATCCTCCCAAGGTTCATGATGCTGGCAAGCACATTAATGTCTTGGCGGTGCGCTGAGTGGTTCATGGATTTGCCAGACCCTACAGGAGCACAGTCAGCTTTTGTATCGGTCGTCATGGGAGTCATGACAGGTGTATTTGGAATATGGATGGGTCATGAGCATAACGGGGACAAGAAATGACAAAAGTAGAAAAAGAAATTGCTACTAGAATGAATGACAGTACAGAGATAACTATCCCTTTAAGGAATTTAGTTTCTATGATTGCAGCTGCAAGCATTGCTACTTGGGCTTATTTTGGTTTAACAGAACGTATTAGTTTTTTAGAACACAACTTAGAACTCACAATGGAAGAAGTTGAAGAAAATGATAATTGGATTGATGAGTTTGAACCACCTAAATCTGTGCAAGATACGGTTAAACGAGTTCATGACTTAGAAATTGAAATAGAAAAATTAAAGCTATTATTAAAGGACAGGGAATGAAAAGCCCGTGTATTAAAGTGTGTAAGTTAGACTCTACAAAAACATATTGTATAGGCTGTAATAGAACACTAAAACAAATAAAGGAGGCTGGTAATGGCAAGAATTGAAGTTGGTGGAGAGACCTTTAGTGGTTTAAATAAACCAAAAGCAACACCTAACCATAAGACTAAGTCTCATGCTGTTGCAGTTAATGGCCCAAGCGGTAAACCAAAGTTGATTAGGTTTGGCGCTAAAGGCGCTAAAGGTAGCCCTGATGGTACACCTAGAAATAAAGCTTGGAAAGCAAGGCATCAAAAAAATATTGATAAAGGTCCAATGAGCGCGGCTTACTGGGCTAATAAGGTGAAGTGGTGATGATTAAACTTCGTTCTAGAAAACTTATGAGTGATCTTTCGCCAGAAGAACAACAGCAACGAAGACAAGAAGTTCGTGATGGAATAACACAATCCGCTGAAATGTTCACACCTTTAGGGGACGTACAAACAGTTAAAGACGCTAATAAAGCTTTTCAAGAAGGTAGGTATTTGGATGCCGCAGGTAATGCAGCTTTAATTGCTGCAGGATATACACCGCTTGGACCGTTGGCTAAACCAGTAGGTCGTCTTGTTAAAAATAAACAACGATTAAAAGGTGCTTTGCACCCAATGATGAGAAGCGACCCTGCTTATCGTCAAGAAGAATTAACTGATTATTTAAATATTGCAAGAGGAAAACAAGGACCGCTTGCAGGTAAGTCTGTAGGTGCGGCTACTGCAGATACTATGAAAGACTATACAAAAACAAAAGGTTATAATCCTTTCGATTTGTTATTAATGCAAAAAAGAAAAATTGATCCTGCAACTCATGAAATATATTATCATGGTACAACAAATCCTGAATCAGCAAGATCTATTGTTGAAGATCGAATAAGAACACCAAGTCATATGGTAACAGGTGACCCTATGGTAGCTTTACAGTATACTAAAGCAGGTAAAAATGAGCCTTATAAAGGTGCTATTGTTGGATACCCTGTTAAAAAAGGTCAAATGGATAAATATCGAGATCCAATTCCAATTAGTAATAGTCGAGATCTTCGTGCTGACAACCGAGAACAGTATAATATTCCTTCTTTAGAATTAGAAAATATAATGGGTAATCCCTTTATGATTGAAAACCCAACTCTAGTTAGAGATAAGCGAGAAACTGCAATTAGTATGTTAGATGATTATTATAAAAGTTTTATGTCTAAATAAAAACCCAGGAGCGGTAAATGACAAGTGTAGGAAGATATCAACAGGTCAAACCTGTTAAAGCAGTTAAAAAGCCAGTAGAGCGTAAAACTCCACTGTCTCAACCAGGAAGCAAAGGCTTTAACCAAAAGACTATGGAAAAATCTAAAGCATTCTATAGTGGGACAGGCGGTGAATACTAATGGCCAGTAATAAATATAAAGAATCAGTTAGCGATGAGCAGTTAATTAACCTCATTGAACAAGGTATTCAGAACGCGGCAGGTGATTGGTTAAACAGTAGCGATCTTACTAGAGAGCGCTTGAAGGCAACCTATGAGTATGCCGGAGTTGCCGCCGAACACTTACAACCACAAGGCGTTAGTACTATTGTAGATACAAGTACTACGGAAGTGGTCGAAGCGTATACTGCTGTACTGTCAGACTTATTTTTATCTAATAATAAAATAGCTAGATTTCTTCCTTACGATGACTCTCCTGGAGCGTTTAAAGCCGCAAAGGATGCGAGTCGTATTGTAAATTACTGCATATTTAAAAAGAATAAAGGATGGGAAATATTACAGACTTGGATGAAGGCTTCACTTCTTTGGAAGAATGCAGTGATCCGTTGGGATTATGTTGAAGACTTTGATTATGTTATGGAAGAGTATGAGGAGATCGATGAAGCTAAGCTTGATGAGATCCTTGCAGATGAGAATTTAGAAATCGTCGGCGAGCTCACGCTCAACCCTCTATCAGAAGTAATTTCTTATGCGGATGTACGCTTACGCAAGCGCATTGACAAAAGCCGTATCAAGTTAGAAGTAATCCCACCAGAATCATTTAGGATTTCAAATGAAGCAAAAGATATTGAAGATGCTATGTTTGTTGGAATCCAGTCAGAAATGTCTCGTTCAGATGTTCGGCGCTATTACCCAGAGTGGGGAGAAAGCATCACACAAGATGAATGGGATCGCCTCGGATCTGATGGCGACTGGCTTGGAAGTGGCAAATACAGCGAAGACGTTGCTGCACGAAAAGATATCACAGGTCAAAGATATTGGCAAGGCTACGAAGGTAAAGGTACTTACCATACTGAAGCAAATCAGGAAATAACACTTACTGAGTCTTGGATTAGAGTAGACCGTGATGGTGATGGCATCGCAGAACTAAAACATTTTATAACAGTAGATAATCATATTCTATATGAAGAAGACGTAGAGTTTGTACCTCTAGCCTCTATTGTACCAATTGATATTCCACATGAATTCTTTGGTCTCTCAATGGCAGATTTTACTCGTAGTAGTACACTAGCGAGTACAGCTATTCTTCGTGGATTCGTAGAAAATACTTATCTTACTAACTACAGCCCTAAGCTAGCAGATCCAAACGTAGTAGACTTTAGTGCTTTACAGAATATGAAGCCTAAACAAATTATTCCTACTAACGGTAATCCGCAAGGTGCTGTAGCACAACTACCACCTGAAACTATTTCTACAGGTACTGTACCGCTTCTCGAACATCTACAAACGATTAAAGAGCAAGCGACAGGTATGTCTAAGGCCGCGCAAGGATTGAATGATACACTATATGTATCAGGAAACTCTGAGCAAAAACTTAGCGCTGTACAATCAGCGGCACAAAAAAGAATCCAGCATATCGCGCGTAGATTTGCGGAAACTGGCTTCAAGCGGTTGATATCAGGTGTATATAGAACTATGTATACTAATATGAAAGGAAAACAAAGTTACGCATTAGACGGTGTATATGGCACAGTAGATATGGCTAATTTACCGTCAACTATGGACGTAGAAGTATTCTTAGATATTGGTGAAAACTCTAACGCTACTTTAATTAATAAGTTAACTAAAGTAGGTTCAGAAATACTTCCTGCTCTTAACCAACAAGGCGCAGGTATGGTTATTAAACCAGAAGCATCTGCTGTATTAGCAACTAAACTCATTGAAGCAATGAATATTGACAGTAATGATTTCTTAGAAGACTATGACACAGATGAATTTAAACAAAAAGCAATGCAAGCTATGGAAGAACAAAGCAAAGCAGCACAAGCGCAACAAGAAATTGAACAGCGTAAAAGAGAAGCTGATACTTCACTTGCAGAAGCAAATGTTAGATTTACAGATGCACAAAGTAAAAATACAATGGATGATAACTCAAGACAGCTTGCTGTATCTATTGATAAGCACTTCCAAGAGTGGGCTGAGCTTACTGTTAAATCTGTTAAAGAAGGTGCAGAATTACCTGAACACCCTAGCTATGATCAAATACTTATGATGGCTAGACAGATAATTATGCCACCAGAACAAAAACCGATGCCTCCAAAGGCTGAAGAAGGAAACATGTAACAATGGACAAGTATCGTAAGACAGCTGAGGCGAAGCTGGGTAACGAAAAATCATACGGTAATCATAAGATTCATCCTGAAGAATTAGCGCGAAGGGCTCATGTAAAGGGTCACTTCGCCGCTAAAGAACGGGATGAGTTTTTTGATGAAGTATACGGTGAAGTTCTAGTAGACTACTTTGTTGAGTGGTTAAAAACAGAACCTCACGAAACTAAAACACGAGAGTTTCTCTACTCTTCTGCTATGGCACTAGGAAGTGTCAAAGAGAAAATGACAAACTTTGAGATGTACGGGAAGAATATCCCACACCTGATGGAGGACGACAATGGCGAAAAGAATAATTGATTACGAACAGCTAATTAAAAATTATGAAACAATGATTGATACACTTGAGTATGACTCGATGCGTAGCGGCGGTAAGGCTAAGCTTAATGCACCTGTACTGTTTAATATGCACGCACTTAAAGATCGTTATACTGCAAGATTAGCTAAACCTGAAACAAAAACAGCTCCTATTAAAAAGGGAGGTAATTAACAATGAATAATCCTGAAGCAAATACAGACTCTACCCCTATGGATGATTCTAATGCAATGGACAATAGTCAAACTGAAGAGGCTTTGCTGGCTGACATCATACGAAACTCTGATTTCGTTGATACTCTACCCGATGAGCAAGTTCCACAGTTAGACGCGGAAGACTCTGATTATGAAGACCCAAACGAATCAGAAGAAGCCGATAACGTTGATGATGAAGAAGAAGGTGAGATTGAAGAAGAAGAAACAGCGGATGAGGATGATACGTCTACCCAAGAAGCCGATGTGTACACTACTGATGATCTTGACTTGGATGCACAAGTACTCGTTAAAATTGATGGCGAAGAAACTGCAGTTTCCTTTAGTGACCTTATTAAAGGTTACTCTACTGAACAACATCTCTCTAACAAGGGTCGTGAACTTGGTGATGCAAGAAAACAAATGGACGATGAGTATAATAGTAAGATCGAAGAGATTAGTACTATGGCTCAAGCTTCAGCTGCAGTTCTGTATACTTCAGAACAGCAGTACTCTAAAGAATACCATGAAATTGAAAAGGCTATTCAAGTAGCTCGTGATGATGGTGACACTTATGAAGTTAATGAACTAAAAGATAAGCGTGAACAGGTACAAAAGAAGTACTGGGATTCGCGAAATCAACGCGAAAAGATCGTAGAAACAGTTCAAAAACAAACGGAAGAACAACAAAATAAAGCATGGGAAGAGCAGTTAAATTATTTTAACGAATCAATTCCTACTATGATACCCGACTTCGATGAAGGAGTTGCAATGTCAATTAGAGAATTTGCTATCGAAGAAGGTATTTCAGCAGAGATATTAGATACGATTGCAGACCCTGCTATTGTAAAATTTGTTGATGATTACAGACGTTTAAAACAAGGTGTTAGCAAAGGCGCGGCAAAGCGTAAAATTACTAATGTAAAGAAAGCTCCTATTCGTAAAGCAAAGACTAGAAATCAAAAAGAAATTGATGCCAAGTCACGGGTAAGAGAAAGAGCATTTAGTGATGACGCTAGCAGTGAAGATCAAATGGATTTTTTAAGAGGACTTGCAGAACGCTCATTATCAAACATTTAATACCTCGGAGGTATAATTTAAAATGGCTAATAATTTAGGCGTACGCGGAACTGGTGGCCCACAGGGACCAGCACGCGGTACAGGCACAGA